CGGTATTCATTACTTAACTTTTTTCTTCCAAACCGTCTTAATTTCGCCTAATCCCATGATTTAAGTCAGGGAAACAAAATGACTATGCTTGACACTCCACAGGAATGGTTTAACATACAATTTCTTTTTTAACCAAGATTCAAAAAGAGAGACTCATGAAAAAATCAGCTTTATTGGCAACTTCAAGGGTAGGTATAAGGTAGTTAAAGGGTCAAGAGCTTCAAAAAAGAGCAAGACAACAGCTCTATGGATAATCTATAACATGATGAAATATAAGAATGCTAATACTCTTGTTGTAAGAAAAGTTTTTAGAACTTTAAAAGATAGCTGCTATTCAGATTTAAGATGGGCTATTAATAGATTTCAAGTTCAAGACTATTGGGAATTAAAAGAAAGTCCACTTGAAATGACATATAAACCCACTGGGCAAAAGATTTTGTTTAGAGGATTTGATGATCCATTAAAAATTACATCAATTTCAGTTTCGGTCGGTAGTTTGTGTTGGTGTTGGGTAGAAGAAGCATATGAATTAACAGATGAAACAGCTTTTAATATGTTAGATGAAAGTATTAGAGGGGTTGTAGAAGAACCATTATTCAAGCAGATTATTTTAACCTTTAACCCTTGGAATGAAAGGCATTGGTTAAAGCCTAGATTTTTTGATAGGATAGCACCAAACATATTAGCTCTTACAACCAATTACTTATGTAATGAATGGCTAGATGAAGCAGATAAAAAGTTATTTGAAGATATGAAAAAAAATAATCCTCGTAGATACCAAGTTGCTGGACTTGGAAACTGGGGTATAGTAGATGGACTTGTCTATGAAAATTGGCAAGAAATGGAATTTGATTGGAGAGAAATTTTAAATAAAAGACAAAAAGCAAAAGCAGTATTTGGGCTAGATTTTGGATATACTAATGACCCTGCTGCTTTTTTTTGTGGAATATTGGACCAGGAGCAAAAAGAAATTTATGTTTTTGATGAAATATATCAAAAAGGAATGCAGAATACAGCTATTTACAGCAATATAGAAAAATTAGGTTTTAAAAAAGAAATTATAGTAGCTGACAGTGCAGAGCCAAAAAGTATAGACCATTTGAAAGGTTTAGGACTTTATAGAATAAAAGCATCTAAAAAAGGTAAAGATAGCATTAATGCTGGAATACAGTTTATTCAAGATTTTAAAATTTTTATTCATCCAAGATGTGTAAATTTCTTAACAGAGATTTCAAATTATGCTTGGGATAAGGATAAATTTGGAAAAGCAGTGAATAAACCTATAGATGACTTCAATCACTTGATGGATGCTATGAGGTATGCACTTGAAGATTATATGAGAAATAACTCTGTAAGAACAATAGATAGAAATAGTTTAGGAATAAGATAAGAGAGGAGGATTAATGACCATAGAAGATTTAAAAGAAGCTCTTGAAGCATTTATAAAAAATGAATTACCAGAGCTACAAAAAATGGAAGATTATTACAGTGGAAAACATAACATTTTGAATAAGAAAGATAGAAGTGATAAGAAAAAAGACACTAAGTTAATTAATAATTATCCTGAGTATATCACAACTATTGCAACAGCCTATTTCTTAGGAAAACCAATAGCATATGCTTTACAAGATGATAAATTAAAAAAAGATTTTGAAAAGTTATCTGAATATTTAGCAACAGAAGAAGAACAACAAGAAAATTTTGAACATGCATCTAATTTAAGTGTGTTTGGAAAGTCTTATGAACTTTGGTATAAAAATACAGATAATACTATCGGAAATGCAGTTGTAGACCCAAGAGATTGTTTTATTTTAAGAGATAACACAGTAAAGAAAGAAATAACAGCTGCTGTTAGATGGGATAAAGTCAAAAATAAAGAAGATAAATGGGTTTATACATTAGAAGTTTATGACAGTACAAGCGTTACAACTTATGAATTTCTATCTGATAGTGATAAAAAAGAAGTTCCAACTGTAAAAGGTGAAACTAAATTACATGGATTTAATCAAGTCCCAATCATTGAATTTTTAAACAATAAAAGAGCTAATGGAGATTTTAAAAATGTAATTTCTTTGATAGATGGCTATAATGAAGCAACTTCAACAGCTATTGATGATATGAAAGATTTTACAGATGCATATTTAGTTTTGGTTAATATGGGTGGAACTACTGATGAAGAAATAGAAAGAATGAATAAAAATAAGGTTATGCTTATCAATGAACAAGGTGATGCTAAATGGCTTGTTAAACAAGTTAATGACTCTTATGCTCAAAATAACAAAAATAGATTAAACCAAGATATCCATAAATTTTCTATGATACCTGACATGCAAGACAAAGAGTTTTCAGGAAATAGCTCAGGGGTTGCACTTGGATATAAGTTATTAGCTTTGGAACAATTAGCAGCACAAAAAGAAATGTATTTTAAAAAGGCAATTAATCAAAGATTAGAACTTATGATAGATTTCCATAATTTAAAAATAAAAGCTACTGATATTCAAAAAGTATTTACTAGAAATGTTCCTAAAAATCTTGTTGAAGCAGCAGATACCGCTCAAAAATTGCAAGGAATAGTATCACATGAAACTATTTTATCTACTTTGCCTTTTATTGAGGATGCAAAAGGTGAATTAGAAAAAATAAAAGCTGAAGAAGATATAAATGTTATGAAAGATATGAATACTCCATTAGGAGTTGGTGCTAATGGCTCAAAAGAATAGAGATTATTGGGAAGAAAGGCAAGTTAAAAGAGAGGCTAAGGCATTCACTACAATACAGGATATTGAAAAAGAATATAAGATTGCACTAGAAAAAGCCAAGCAGGATATAAACAAAGAGATTAGTAGAATAACTACAACTTATATGAATGATAATATTCTAAATTATAATGAAGCTTTGAAACTTTTAAAAGGTGATGATTATAAAGTTTGGAAAAAAGATTTACATAGTTATATGAAAGAATATAAAAATCTTTTAAAAACAGCACCATTAGATGCACAAAAATTATATTTAGAAATTGAAACATTATCTGCTAAAAGTAGAATTAGCCATTTGGATAGTCTTAAAGCTCAAATAGATATGGAATTTACTAAGTTGATTTTTGGAGTTGAAGATAGGAGTAAAAATGCTTTAAATTCTGTTTATAGAGATACTTTTTTAGAAGTAACAAAAGATTTAGGAATTAATGCTATTGTAAGTAGAGATAAAATAAAAGCTGTTTTAGACAAGCCCTGGAGTGGTGCAAATTTCTCTGAAAGATTATGGAGTAATACTGATAAATTAGCTCAAACAGTTAAACAAGAAATAGTAAATGGAATGATACAAGGTATTAATCTGAAAACTATGAGTAAAAGAGTTTCTGAAAGATTTGAGACAGCTAAAAAGAATGATGTTGAAAGACTTTTAAGAACTGAAGTTAATTATGTTTTGAATCAAGCTACATTAGATGGATATAAAGAAGCTGGAATAGAAAAATATGAATTTAGTGCTACTTTAGATAGTAGAACAAGTCAAATTTGTTCTGAGTTGCATGGAGAAGTATTTGAAATTAAAAAGATTGCAGTTGGATTAAATTATCCACCAATGCACCCAAGGTGCAGAAGTACAACTATCCCAATAATTGATTATGAAAGTTTAGTTAAACAAGGTAGAGAAGAACTTGAAAAGAATAATTATATTTTAGACGATTCTAATAATGGACCATTGACAAATGATGAAAATAAGAGTATAACTAAAGAAAAAGATAATTTTGAAAAAGCTATAGATAAAGTTTTAGAACATGGAAATAAAACAGGAACAGAAGCTCTTATGTGGTTAGATTTAAATGGAAATGAGATAGTTCCATTTGCTACAGGGGATAAAAATTCTGTGAGTATTCCAAGAGAAACAATTTTATTTTTAAGTAAACAATCAGAATCTACTATTATCTCTTTGCATAATCATCCTTCTAGTTCATCATTTTCTCCTGAAGATATGAATGTGGCCTGTATATTGTCTTCTGTAAAAGAAATGAGAGTTGTAGGACATGATGGTACTAGATATTATTTAGAAATTGGAGCTGGAGAAAGAAAAAGTTTAAAAGTAATAAGGAAAACTTATGATGAAATTGGTCATGATTTTGAAAGTGAGTATTGGAAATTATGTAGTGATTTAGGGGATAACAAAAAAGCATGGAAAGAGGTTTCGCATATGATAAATGAATCTCTAGCTAAAAAATTTGGTTGGAAATATAGGAGGGAAAATAATGAATAAAAAAATATTAGTTCCAGACGAATATTTTATTGATTACTCTTTAACAAAAGAAGAAAGAGAAAAAAAAGGAAAAGAATACGAAGATGCTTGTAATAAAGTAGAAGAACAGTGGGATTTAGACAATAAAAAAGAAAACAAATAAAATAATTAACTCAAAAGCACTTAGCTAAAAACTAGGTGCTTTTTTTATTGCAAAGAAAGGAGGTATAGAGATAAATATTGTCGTACTGGAGGACATAAAACACCTGGATAAAATATAGTCAAACAGGACTTTAAACAGGAGGATAAAATGAAAAGATTTAAACTTAATATTCAACAATTTGCAGAACCAGGAGAACCAAAAACATTTACTCAAGAAGAAGTTGACAAAATGATTGAAGCTAGACTTAAAAGAGAAAATGAAAAATTTGAAAAAGCAAAAAAAGAACTTGAAAGACAACATAATGAATCTATTGAAGATTATGAAGAAAGAATCAAAAATGCTAATCTTACTGCAGAAGAAAAGCATAAAAAAGAACTTGAAAAGATTCAAAAAGATTTAGATGCAAAGAATGCTGAACTTTCAAAAATAAAGACAGATGAAATCAAAAGAACTACATTAGCAAAGTACAAAATGCCAGATAAATTTTTAGATAGAATTTCTGGAGCTAATGAAGAAGAAATAGAAGCATCTGTAAAAGGTTTCTCTGAGGTTATGGGAGAATATGTAAAATCTCTTGGTGCTAGTGGAGTACCTGGAGCAATGAATGGTGGTAGTAATGGTGGAGTTGATAAAAAGACTCAATTAGAAGAATTAAGAAAAAAGGCTTTTGAAAGTGGTTCTGATATAGACAGAGCTAACTATGTAAGAGCAAAACAAGAATTAGAAAATTCAGGAGGTAATGAATAATGAAACATTATAAAACACTTTTAGGAGTTAATGGGTTAAATATCCAATTATTTGCAGGAGAAAAAATAGATAGTAAAATTCGTTCAACAACTCAATCTATTTCAAATGATATTTCAGATGAATTAACATTAATAAATCCAAACACATCTCAAATAATTTCACATATTTTAAGAGGTGGAAGAATTGGAACAGCTAGTTCAACAACTATAGAATGGGTTGATACATATGAAAGAAAAACAAGTTCAACTTTAAAAGTTACTTTAAATGCTGGAGCAACTGAAATTCAAGTAGTTGATGCTGATGTGCTTGTTAAAGATGCTCTATTGTCAATCGATGATGAAATAGTAAAAATAACAAAAGTAAAAACAGACAATAAAGCAGACATTACAAGAGGATATGCTGGTACAACATCTACTGCTGGAAATATAGCAGCAAATACAATAGTTCAAAGCTTAGGGATTGAGATGGAAGAAGGAGGAGAATTAAAACCTTCAACTGTTAGATTATCTAAGCATATAACAAACAATACAGGTATTATCTATGATACATATGATGTTACTGAAACTATGAAACATATAAACCCACAAGGACAAGGTGGATTAAGTGCAAGAGAAATAGAATCTCAAAAGAAAAAAGATGAATTATTAGGAACTATGGAAAATAAACTTTTAAATGGAATTAAATATATTAATGGAGATATAAGACACTCTGCAGGAATCAAATCTTTAATTAAAGAACATGGAATAGTTTTAGATGCTGGAAATCAACCTTTTTCAATAGATTTATTGACTACAGCTGTAAAAGCAATAGTTGATAAAGGAAATCCTGGAGCTGCTGATTTACAATCAAGAAAATATTTTGTTTGTGTACCTTGGGCTATTGGAGTTCAAATTAATAAAATGAATAAAGATTTTGCCAGAACAGATATAACAGAAAAAGTAACAGGATCTAAAATAACAGAAATAGTTACAAATGCTGGTGTTGTATCAGTATTCCCAGCTATGTCTTTAGCGGCAAATGAATTTTTGTTAATTAACTTGAATGAAGTGAGTTTAGAACAATTATATCCAATAAAAGAAGAATTAGCTGCAAAAACACGTTTAGCAGATACTTACTTTTTCCATGGAGAGTATGCTCACAAAATAAAAAAATTACCTTTCCAAGTGCATGTTAAAAATGTAAAAATATCATAGGAGGTTGTAATGGCAAAAGATAACAAAAAACAAAATGAGGAAGTAATTGAAGAATTAAATGAAGTAGTAGAAGAAACAGCTACTGCTGAAGCAACAAAAGAAATAACTTTTGAATCTAGCTATAAAAATTTGATTATAGCTGGAACCTCTATTCAATTCAAAGATGGAGTTTACTCAACATCTGATGAAACTGAAATAGAAATATTAAGAAATAATAACCTTGTGACAGAGGCAGGAGAATAAAAACTCCTGCTTTTTTCATATTAGGAGGTTAGACATGGAAGAAATTTACAACAAAATAATTGAAAAAGTGAAAAATTTAACAACTGTTAGCAATGAAGCTAAGTTGAAGATTCAAGTAACTATTTTGGTTAGAAAATCTTTAAATTTTATGAATAGAAATGATTTTCCAGTTGAGTTAATAGAGCCATTTGCAGAGCATTTAGCGTTAAAAACTATTGAAGAAACTGAATTACAAGGCAACATTTCAAAAGTTACTGAAGGAGATACTACTATAGAATACAACACATCTAATAATACAACTGATGAAATGTTTCTATCGTTGAAAAGCCAATTATTTAGATTCAGAAAGGTTGGGACTGTATGAGTATATTAGATAAGTTACATACTGATAAAGTTACAGTTATTAGATCTGTTGTAATAGTGGATGAGTACGGTGGAGCATATGAAGAACAACGAGAAATATTGAAAGATATCCCTTGTAGGCTTTCACAAAAATGGTTGAGAAGTGTTACACCAGGACTAGTTAATAGCAGTGGACAAGAATATAAACTATTTGTAGGCTTAAATGTAGATATTAAACAAAATGATTTGTTGAAAATTACAAGAAAAGCAGATGGAGAACTTTATATTTTTAAAGCATCAAAACCTTTGGCATACAACATAATAAAACATAAGGAAATAGTCCTAACTGAAGTTTCTGAAAATGAGGTAGATTATGGAGCTTAAAGGATTTAAAGAATTTGATAAAATTCTTGATGAAATAAAAACAAAAGCTCCACAAGCTACTGAAAAATTTTTGATGTTACAAGCTGAGGAATTGAAAAAAGATGTTAAAGAATTAACACCTGTTGATAGTGGAACTTTAAAAAATTCTTGGCAAAGAGAAAACGGAAAAAGATTAACTGGAAATACATTCTCTCAAATTGTATTTAATATGACTAATTATGCTAATCATGTTGAGTATGGTCATAGAACTGGAAGAAACAAAACGAAATTTGTCAAAGGTAGATTTATGCTAAGAACAGCAGTAGCTATGAGGCAAATTAAATTCTATAAAGATTTAAAAAATTTTTATGGAGGATTGATAAAAAAATGAAATGGGTAGATATAAGGAATGCATTAAATAAGATTATTTCTGAAAAATTAAAAGTAATCCCATACAGTGAAGATATAGATAATGTTAAAAAACCTTGTTTTTACATAGATTTAGTTAGCTATAAAAAAGAATTTAATTCTGAATATAGAGAGCTAAAAACAATAGATATTGATATTATTTATTATCCAAAAACTAATGGAAAGCTCACTAATGCTGAGATATTAGAGAATTTAGAAAACTTAGATGATGCTTTGGAAATAGAAGGTAAGAAGGTTTTACATGTACTAGATAGATTTCTAACTCTAAGAAATACAGATATAAAAATTGTAGATAGAGTTGGGCATTATGTCTTTACATTGAGTTTATATGATTTATACGGAAAACCTTATGATTATGAGTTAATGCAAGACTTAAAATTAAGATTTAAAGAAGGAGGTAGCAATTAATGGGAAATGAAGTAGGACAAATAAAGCCATTCCCTGATTTGAAGGTCGCATTTGAAACTTTGGCTAGAACAGCTATCCAAAGAAGTGCTAGAGGAATTGCTTGTTTAATTTTAAAAGATAGTAAAAAAACTACTAAATGGGTTACATTAAAAACTATAGCTGATTTAAAGGATAAAGAGTGGGATGCTAAGAATGTTAAATACATTAAACTAGCAATGCACTATGGAGCTAATAAAGTATTGGTAAGAGTACTGCAAACAGGTGAAAACTTAGATGATGCCTTAGGTGAATTTATACAAAGAAAAATGCATTGGTTAGCATATCCTGGAGCTGAACAAGCAGATGACCAAAAACTTGTAACTTGGACTAAACAAGTTTTTGGAACTGATGGAGCTATTGGTAAAAATGTAAAATATGTATCTAGCTTTGCAAATAATACAGATCATGTCGCTATTGTAGAACTTGCTAATCCAGGAACATATAAATCTATTTATGGAGATTTTACGGCTCAGGAATATACAGCAGCAATTGCAGGACTTATCGCTGGAATGCCAATTAATAGATCTGCTGACAATAAAGTTATGAGTGATTTAACAGAAGTTGAATACTTTGAGCCTAAGTTAGGTAAATTTTCTCTTTATATGGATGATGAAAAAGTTAGAGTAAACTATGGAGTAAATTCAAAAACTACTTTTGATAGCATTTGGAAAAAAGATACTAGAAAAATAAAAGTAGTTGAAGGAATGGGATTTGTAACTGATGACATCAAAAATACATTTAGAAATTACTGGCTAGGTATTTATATGTGTGACTATAATAATAAGATGAACTTTTGTTCTAATGTTACTAAGGTTTATTTTAAAGAAATGGCTCCAAATGTCTTAAATGGCGATTACAACAATAAGATAGAAATAGACTATGAAGCACAAAAAAGATTAGTTGTATTAGATGGAAAAGATCCAGATGATTTAACAGAAATGGAAATCTTAAAATACCCTAGTGGAGATGATGTATTTTTAATTGGAGATGTTAGATTTTCTGATACTATGGCTAATTTGAGCTTAATTATTAAAATGTAATAGGAGGTTATAATGGCAGATACAAATATAAGAGGTTATCATACCATTGCTGGTGCTCATGGTACTCTGTGGATAGATAATGAAAAAATAGCTGAATTTTCTAAAGTCAATGCTAAAGTTACTCCAGATAGAAAAGATGTACAATTAGGACTATCTGTGGATAGTAAAATCGTAGCATTGAAGGGAGAAGGAAGTATTACTCTTGAAAAAGTATATTCAAGAGGGAAGAAAATAGCTGAGAAATTAATAAAAGGACATGATCCAAGAGTTAGAATAGTTACTAACTTAGCAGATCCTGATACTCCTGGAAAGCAAGAAGAAAGAATATCTTTAGATAATGTTTGGTTTAATTCAATCGATTTAATCAACATTGCTAGAGGAGAAGTTATAGAAGAAGAGTATCCATTCGGGTTTACTCCTGAAGACTTAGCTTATGAAAATGATATAAAATAGGAGGCTTAGATGTTAGTTACTGCTGAAATGCTACTTGAAAATAGTAAAAAAATAAATAATGAGGAAAGAAAAAAAGTAAAAATCTATGTAAAAGAATTAAACGGAGAGATTGAATGTGAGTTATTGAATAAGGAAGATTATTTAGATTTAATCTTATCAAAAGAGAAAGATAAAGATTTAGAAGTTATCTATAATTCTTGTCCTATTTTTAGAGATGATAAATTAATAGATAGATTGGGTTGCAAAGCTAGACCAACACAAGTTGTAGCAAAAGTTTTAAAAGACCCAACAATCTATAAATTATCTGATCTTATTTTAGTAGCTTCTGGGTATGGTGAAGTAGATTTAGTTAGTCTAGCAGAAGAAACAAAAAACTAATTGAGAGCGACTGGAAATTAAGTACAGTCGCTCATTATTTGAATAGAGGGCATACATTGGAAAAACTTAGAAAACTTTCTGAAAAAGATTTATTTTATATGTATCTTTTAAAAGAATAATGCTATAATATTGAATATTAAATTCATTTTAGGAGGAGAGATTTATGAAAAAGTTTTTATTAATGTTGTTTATTTTTGTTTCTATTATTAGTTTTGGTGCTACAAGATATATTACTAAGAATGGTACATTTCCTTATACGAGAACAAAAGAACAATTGGATGATATCTTTATGTATGTTAATTCAAAGGATATGCCTGCTTTGGAAAAATATATGAACCAACTGATAAATAGCGGTAATGGAGGTTACTTAAAACCAGGATTGGAAGTTGAAGTAGTTGATACAGCAGATTTTGCTAGTGTAGTAAAAATTAGATTGGTTGGAGATACAATTCAATGTTGGACTGTTAGAGAAGCAATCCAAAGAAAATAATATAAGTTTAGAAATTTAAGAGGAGTATAAAAGCTCCTCTTTTTTATTTGGAGGTGAGAATTTGGAGCATGTATTAAGTGCTAGATTGGAACTTAAAGATAAATTTACATCTGTAATATCTAAAGCAGAAAAAGGACTTGCTGGACTTTATCAAAAAGCTAAAGCTATGGATTGGGAAAAAGTTAATAGTGGACTTAATAAATTTGGAGCAGTTGCTATTGGTGGACTTGCTGGGATAGGTGCTATAGCTGGAAGTTCTTTAACTGCATTTGCAGATTTAGAGGATCAAGTTAGAAGAAATAAAGCTATTATGGGAGCAACAGCTGCTGAAGAAAATATGCTAATGGCTCAAACAAGAGAACTTGGGAGAAGTACAAGATTTACAGCACAAGAAGTAGCACAAGCTCAAATGTATCAAGCTATGGCTGGAATGAAAACAAATGAAGTGTTGGAAATGACACCAAAACTTTTAAAACTTTCTATTGCTTCTGGAGAAGATTTAGCCAGTACATCAGACCTTCTTACAGATAACATAAGTGCTTTTGGTTTAAAATTGCAAGATGCAGATAGATTTATGGATATTATGGCTGCAACAGCTAATAATACAAACACAAGTATAGCTGAATTAGGTGAGGCATATAAGTATGTGGCATCTACTTCAAGAAACTTTGAAAGTTTAGAAGAAACAAATATTATTCTAGGTTTATTAGCAGACAGTGGTCTTAAAGGATCTATTGCAGGAAGAAACTTAGCTGCAATTTATGCAAGACTTTCAAAAACAACTCCTGATATGGACAAGGCTTTGAAAAAAGTTGGAATAACTCTTTACGATAACAAAGGGAAATTTAAAGGGCTAAGAAAAATTTTAGAAGAATTAAAACCTAAACTTGCCTCTATGTCAGAAGAACAAAGAAACTATTTCTTAGCTACTATTGCAGGAACAGAAGGTTTAAAAGTAATGAATAATCTTCTAGGAACTTCAAAAGAAGGAATAGAAAAAGCAGAGAAAGCAATATTAAATGCTAATGGTGCAACTGAAAAAATGGCTAACGAAATGGGAAACACTACTAAAAATAAAATAGCTGAATTTAAAAGTGCTGTTGATGATTTAAAAATATCTATTGGAGAAGGGTTAGCTCCAACAGCAGTAAATTTTATAAATAAATTTACAGATAAAATGGCAGAGTTAAACTCAAAAGGTACTTTTAACACAGAAAATGTGGAGGCTTATTTTAATAGGATATTCACTCTTACAGCAGAGGCTATAAAAGGTTTTGCTGCATTGAAAGTAGCAGCTATGGCCGAAAAGATTTTTCCAGGTTCTGGGAAATATGTTGCTGGAAGTTATGCTGCATATAAAGCAGGTAAATTTGTTGGAGATTGGGCTGGAGAAAAAATAGGAAGAACTAAAAATAAATGGGAATTAAGAAAAGAGTATCAAGCAAAAGGATATACTTGGGATGAAGCTAATGCACAAGCAGAAAAAGACATTGAAACAATGGACTTGAGAAACAGCAAAACAGAAGATGATTCAAAAATTGAGTATATAAAGCAAAGAATGCTAAAAGAAAAACTTAGAGATAATAAAAATTCTGGAAAAGGAATAGAACAACTTATCAAAGAAACAGAAGAAGATTTTAGAGAAAGAAGAAGAATTGCCAAATTAACCCCAGAAGAATTATCAAAAGAAAAAGTATTAGTTAGAAATAAGACTGTAGATTCTTTAAATACCAAACCAATAATAAATAATTCAATTCCAAAGAGAGAAAAAAATGATTTTGAAAAAGTTAGTGAAAAATTAGGATATAATATATCAGCATCCCCATTATCAACTACATTCTCTCCTCAAGTAAATGTTAATATGGGTGGAGTTGTAATAAAAAATGAAGCAGATATAGAGAAAACAGCAGAAATGTCTAAACAAAAAATAATGGCAGAATTAAGAAATTTTGTACAAATAACTAAATAAGGAGATGATGTTATGAGGCCAACATTTATCCTGGTTAAAGATAGCACAAACACTCCTTTTTTCTTTGTAGTTCCACCATTAGATTTAAGAATAGAGAGTGACCAGGATTTACAAACTATAAAAATAATTGATTTAGGAGAAAAAACATTAATTGGAAATAGAAAAGCCGAAAAGATTAGTTTTTCTACTTTTTTACCAAGTATGAAATCTCCTTTTTTTAATTTTGTTTTATCAACTGCTCCTACCAATTCTATGGAAACCTTAAAAAAGTTAAAGAATGATAAGGAAAAATTAACTTTAATTATTCCAGAATTTAACATTTTCTTTAAATGCTATATTCAAACTTTGTATTTTTCTGTTACTGAAAGAACTGGAGATATAGATGTAGAAATAACACTTGTAGAAATAAAGAAAAATAAAAGTTTGAGTGATGTAGCAAGAGGTTTATTGCAAAGGTGATTTTATGGAAAGAGTTAAAATTTATGTTAATGGAAAAGAATATAAAAACATTTTTATTCAAGTTATTTGGAGTGGAGCAATTCACGGAACTGCAAGGAAATTAGAAGTTGAGTATCTAGGAGATATCATAACCAATATTGGAGATGAAATTGTATTTTCTTATGAAGATGAAAAATTATTTTATGGTAAAGTTTTTCAACATTCTAGGAAAGGTGAAACTGAAATAAAAAGTT